TCAATCAGTATTTAATTTAGATACTTCAATCTTGTTCTGGTCACCATGCAACCATCTACCGTATCGTTTGATAAGCATTTGCAAGCTATGGCCCAATTGGTTTGCTACAAACACCGGATTCACATCAGACATCAGCAGCATTGTGGCATAGGTGTGCCTGGCATTATATGCAGGGCGACGCCTTACCCTTGTCGCTTTCATTGCTTCAATCAGCCGCATGCGGGCAGGCTTTTCATTATAAAATGGCTGGCTGGTTTCTGGGCATATCATCACATAGTCATCGCTGAGCTTCATAGCCTCTAGTGCCTCAAATGCACGCTTCGAGCGGTCATTCAAATATACTTCGCGCGCAGTATGGGTCTTAGTGACTTGCTTCTCAACGCCGCGCACACGGCTTTTATTAATGATAACTGACTCATTAAACCAGTCGATGTCCTTCCATCTTAAAGCGTATAGCTCGCTGGGCCGGCAGCCCGTCCAAAACGCGACTTCAAAATACCAATAATAAAAATGGTCCTTATCTGTCAAATTCTTATCCAGCCAATTTAATAGGGCATTCATCTCATCGCGCGTAAATGGGTCCGGTAATCCAGACTGCACCTTTTTATTCTTGATCATCGACATTGGGTTGTCTGCTGGCGTGATAATTCGAAGCTCAATCGCTTTGTCAAAGACGCCTCGCAGTGGTACTAGACAGTTATTAAATGTCTTATCAGATTTAAAGCCGATATCAGATATGATGTCGCGTATCAGGTCGGATGTTATGTCATGGATAGGTATCAATGCCATGCGCGGCATCCAGTGCTTATTTAGCGCGCTGATATAGTCTTTTTTAGAGTCGGCATTGGCTTCACAGTGTTTCAGATATTTCTGGGCGACTTCTTGAAATAGAGCGCCATCTTCTACAACAACACTATTATCATTTACCCATTCGCCTCTGGCGGCGGCGAGGTCTGCTTCAGTCAGAACACCCCACTCCGCTTTAGTGATTAAATCGCGTCTAATTCTAACCGCTGCACTGATACCCGCTGCAGTGACTGGGTGCGGGAGTGTGACTTGATACCTGGCACCGTTTCGTGCAAAGTGGATTTGGATGCTACCTGATCTAATCCGCACGCCTTGCGGTAACGTATGTTTGCTTGTTTTGTCATCCACTGGTTATATCCTCTTATTGAGTAATATAGGTTACCACTCTGCTTCATCCAAACAACGTTTTCTGGCCACTCTCGCTTACGGTGAGTTAGCTTTTGCTCGGCAATGCCAGTTAGAGCAGAAAACTGCTTGGCATCTACCCAATCGAGTGGGGTTAGGCCCATCTGATGGAGTAGGTCGATCATGGCTTGAGTTTCATTTGGCATTGGTATTCACCTCACTATTTTCAATTACTTTAAAATCAATCACCCATACCCAAGGGTTTGTGAACCATGCGTCATCGCCATGCTTTGCTATCCAGTAGGTAATAAACGCAGATAAAGGTCTTGGCTTTAACCTTTCATAACCAGAGAAATTAAAGCAACCTTCCACCTCCGCACTAGCTGCATCAATATCCCGCACACGCTCAATGCGAATATCAGTTATCTCTAGCAATACGCTGCGTGAATAAGCCGCAATATGCTCATTATTGAATGAGCCGTAATAAGGTTCTTTAGCTACAAGCCGATCACCGATAGCACCGAAAGGGCAGTGACCAATACACCGATAATCCTCAGTGGGGAGACCATTTTGATTTAGGCGCTCTATATAATGAGCGCCTTTTGGGTCAGGAATGCAGCCATCATTATCTAAGAAATCACGACCGTCATATCGCCAGTCACCATTAAACAAACATTGCGTGGCTTCAGTGTTTTCAATAATAACTCTATGCTGCGTCTTATCGCCTGCTAACACTGCGTTTACTTCCTCAGTAGTAAAAACTACTGAGCATTCTTTTACATTATTCACAGCCACCCTCCTTATTCAACTTCAGACCCATCACAACAAAAGACCTTTCACCATCATTGGCATACATAAAGTTTTCGCCATCATTATTGGTGTGAGTGTGCAAAATAGTCTGGCCCTTGGTAGACATTCCGAAAGTTGCTTCAAGCACGTATATGCGTTGAAAGGCGCTATTACCATCTTTTGCCACCAATTGACCATAGAAGCCGTTTTGCACGTAGAAGTCAGAGACTGTTATTTCGCTGGCGGGGTTGAATGCTTTACGCGCTTTATTGATCATGACTAGCTGCAGCTTAAATCCAGAAGGTGTTTCAATTTCAGTTTCGACTGGCGGTATATTATTAATCCCCAAACTTCTTGCTATCTCGTTATAACAATAAACACCATCATCTAGCTTGCAAGGCGCTACGTGCATACGGTGACCGTCTGTAGCGTAAGCATTGCCATTTGCAACATGGATATACTCTAGGTGAGGTCGCTCGCTACATTCTCCTTTTAATGCCAAACACAGCCAATTAAAATCACTTTCTTTAATAAATGCTTCCATAAGTATCTCCACCCTTATTACTTATAACCGTGATTCCAATATCTTACCGAGCTTTCATGGTGCTTCTGGCAATCAAAGCAACGCCTTACGCCACCAATGGCGCGCCGCTTGCTTGGTATTTCTTCACCGCATGATATGCACTCAGGAAGCGAAGGAATATCGAATACCGGCAAAACTCTAAGACGAGCAGTCATTTCAGCATCTATGCGCTCACCAGCGCGATCAATATCATCAGCCATTAGTTACCTACCTTACAAATTCGATTGATGCTTACCAGCACTGATGTATATGCTGGCAAGCCTTACCTTATAGACAATGATTGTTTACGGCGCGAATGTACCGGCATAGACAGGCAGGCCTTCAGGCACAACATCCTTAATTAGATCTATAAAGAAGTCAGCTGAGTCTTCTAGTAATTTGTGCTCACCCACGATACGGACGCCAAAGCGAACGTTGTCATCATCTGTGATTACAGATAGACGCGCTGTTATGCCTACTACTGGTAAGTCGTCATATGCAGGCGCGTTCATAACAATAAAGCCTGGTAGTTTTACTGCTGAATCTGCTTCGATATGTTCGAGCGCTGATTTGGTTGAGCTCATATCTCGCACATCACTGGTCATCTCACGCGCTGTCTTAATGGTCACGTTACGGAAAGCATTGATGGCAGTGGCAAGGCTCATTTTTTCAGCAACTTCGCCATCTATTGATTCATGGAACGACAAGCAGTAAGCGTAATCTTGCACAAATTCGATAAGTTCTTTCTGGGTGAGTCGCTGACTTCTACGCAATGCAGCAAACTCGTTTGTGATCTTTAATACTAGGTTGGCAGTATCGTCAGCGTGACCAGCTAAGGTTTCATCGCCTAAGTTGAATATCGCTTGGCAAGACATTTGATTGACATTGTTGTTATCAACAAAGCACTTATCCGCAGTATTACGTTGGCTCACGTAGTCAGCAAAGCCTTGTAGTGAGGTAGTCGCAAATGTACCGCGAAAACGGTTACGATGCTCTTGGTTTGCTTCGGTATTTTTTAGCGTATAGCCCTCTGGGACACTTACTAACGACTTCGCATCAGGGTTTTTTAGTTTCATATCCTGCTGCTGAACAAGTTCGGCCACGATTTGCGCATTATTGTCTGACATTTTTGGTATTCCTTAAGATAGGTTTGATTGGGTTGACTGCTACCGTTATTCGGCAGCAGTGTGGTTGGCGAACAGGTCATGCTGATTCTCAGGGTATGAGCTCAGACGACCACCTTTGTTGACGTACATAAGCGTATCGCTTGGCGTTAGCTCTGCACGATGACCGCGGCTTGCTTTTGGCGCTTTATATGACAAATCACATTCCATCTCGACTTGGTTGTCAGCCTTCGATGGTGCAAAACGTAGCTTGATGGTTACTTCGCCTTTTTTACCATGGGCAGTAACGCTTTCAGCGACATCCGATAGCACGTGCCCAAGTTGCTTGGCGAATACACCGGCGTTAAGTTCGCCTACGAAGTTTTCTGCATTGGTTGGGGTAGTCATAGGACTTTCCTTTTTAGTTAAGTTATTTAGGTTGTTTGGACTGGCTCGCTAGCTGGCAAGACAGGGTTGGAGTTAATTGTCAGCGTAAGCGTTAGAAATAAACAGGTTGGCATGCCTTGCTACTGCCGCTTGCTCAGACGCTTCATACACCTCATCATCAAAGCCATTCATCGGGTCAGTGACATAATTACCATCTTCACTGGCAGGATTGTCTAACTTATGGATAGCAATTTTTGCGTCATGAGCGGATTGCTGACGGTCAAAAGCATCTCCTATCACGCCAGCGACTGCCGAAACAGTATTAAGTGCAATAACAAGTAGCGCCATTAATCCAATTGCTGCGAGCATGTTCTTTGCAAGTTTCATAATAATTACTCTGTGTCGTTGTGATGCGTTAATAATAACCATAGTTATAATAACTGTCAATAACCAAAGTAATAAATTAACAAATTTCTATTACTTTAAGACTATTAAGCCATAACCGCAGTAATTCCTAGTTTTAACAAAACTGTAAGTAATTGTTAAAATAAAACCTCAGGTACAAAAAAACCGCCCATATAGGGCGGTTTATTATTAAGTTTCAACTTCTGTGTTTTTGTTTAGGTTATTGCAATAATATTAAGAGTGGTCTCTGAGCCAGTCGCGAACTTCTTGAGAAACATTGAACGAAGCCCACACCTTCCCATTTACTGGAATAACAAATATTCTATCGTCACTATCAGTAAAATTCCGCAAATGATTTGCAATATCTGTAGCCGTCTTATTGGATTGAACTATCCATTGAGATTCTGTTGGTCTAGCATAAGCACCTGTTCCGCATGTTTTGATTCCTTCGTATATGCGGTCGTAATCTTTCTTCTTAATAAGATCGTAAGTTATAGAGTATAAAGCCATTGTTTCACCTCATTTTGTCGCCAGTCTCAAGCGTGCTGGCACGGACGCTTATTATCCTCAGCTTTAAAAGACTATTGAAAAAAGAAAAAACAATATCAGCGCACCTATAATCATCGTTACAGGTGAAATCTTCTGCTTAGAACTGTCCGGAAGGGGTGGCGGTGCAGGCTGGCTCGATGCGTCGTTATATTTTCTTAAACTTTGTGGCGATCCAGACAAACCCTCTAGGTTTAAATCAACCCACGCACCGTACATAGGATGATTTCCTCTATATATCTTACATCTTACAGACAGAGTATCTTTATCGCCTTCACATAGGTGTCGATAGCGAATAGCATCCTGCTTAGATAGATAACCCAATACTCCATGAGTAGAGACAATTGCTACTGCATTCTTATCGTAAGGATTGTTTGGCTCATAAACTAAATCTACATCAATAAAAGCAGACTCGCCTTTTCTAAAAGCATGAGGATCTTTATAGCTTTTTGTCAACGCCTTTTGATAGTTCGATTCCCCCACAATAGGCGTATCGAACTGATAGCCAAAGTGCCAGTCTGTCATCTGCAAAATCCTTTTACTAATGTTTTGAAAATCTATTTCTCAAGCCGACTGAATAGATCGCAATGCTGGTAACTACTTACATATTGACTCACAGGGAATACCGTCTTTATCTCGGTCTAGTTTAGTATTGCCGCATTTAAGCGCTTGCTTAGCCTGCTCACAGCTGACCATCTGCCCACAAGTTTTGGGCAGACCCTTGCATTGCGCGCTACCTTTGCCTTTGGTGAATAATGGATGATTAACTTCAGCAGCTTCTTTTAGAACTGTATTGCTTTGAAACGGATTGTCTACCGTAGTAACTTTAGCATTCGAAGATAGGGATAGTACCGACAATGCTAGAATTAATATTAATTTTTTCATCATTATTTCCTTATAGTTATGCTCGCTCAATAGTGCTTGTCGCACTTAACCTGCCCTATAAACCTGCCTGCCGGCAATGATTAAGCTTTCGCTATGTTCGGGAGTCACTACTTTATCTGGATAAGCCTTGTTAAAACTACTCAATCTATAAGCGCCGCCAGCTTCCCTAAAGATTTGTTTTATCATGCGATCACCATCTAGAAGGATTGCATAGTACTCGCCATCTTTTATTTCTCTATCAGTGATTACGATACCAACCTCATCACCGTCTTTGATGTATGGATGATTGCTGTCATTGACCGCACAAATCAACTTGAAGTCTTCCGGTCTAATATTTCTATCTTTAAAAAAGTCTGGTGGTAGCTGTCTATAACCTTTGATGTTTTCAAATTCACAAGAACCATTGCCATCACCGCAACAAAAATATATATCGTAAATAGGGATTAATACCATATCGTCGTCAGAATCATCTACAGATACGGTTCCTGCTTCCAATATTCTCGCAAGCTCCTTTTTAGATTCAGTTAATGCCTCGTTCGCAGAGCGTTTGTCTTCTCCAGACTCATTTGCGGCCCCAGCAAGCATTTCCCCGCTGCCATTTGCTAACCAATCAATATTCACTTCGAAAACTTTGGCTAATTCGTTGATGTATGTAGTTCGCTTAGTATGTCCTTTTTCTATCTTGTAATAACTTGGCTGAGACATGCCAGTGGCATCTGCAACATCTTGTTGCGATAGGTTTAGCCTATCTCTAGCCAGCTTAACCCTTTCTGCTAACGTGCTCATTAGTACCCTCCAGTTATTGCAATCATTCTAATAACCTAGGTTATTAAAGTAAAATGCCTAAAGTTATTGATTTATAATAACTAAAGTTATATTATTAGGTCATAAATATACCCAAGGTAATAAAAGATGAAACCTAACAATCCTTATGAAGCCTTAGTCAGCTATTTTGGTAATCAGCATAAGACGGCTGAAGCCCTAGGCTGTAGTCAACCTGGTGTATGGAAATGGGTTCAAGGTAAGTCCAATATGTCAGCTGCTTTGGCATTAAAGGCAGAGCGTTTAACCGCTGGCGAGTTTAAAGCCGTAGACCTTTGCCCCGCATTAGCCGAACTCGAAACCACTGAGTAAATACTACAACCAACCACTCATCAGCAAAACGTTTTTAATTATAGGTAGGACACGATGGACGTAATCGACGCAGCACACAAGACAGTACATAACCCAAAGCATGGTGGCTCAACCGCTATTGCTGCACGTATGGGTATGTCGAGCACCGTATTAAACAACAAGGTTAATCCAAACACTGACACGCATCATCTACGTTTGGATGAAGCGCTGACCATTATGGAATACACCAATGACACCGCCATTATCCAAGCCATGGCCCAGCGCCTTGGTGGTGTGTTTTGTAAAGTGGATGGTGAAGCGACGCAGGCAAGTATCATCATGACAGCGCTGTCTACATCAGCATGCCAGGGCGACATCATGAGTGAAATGCAGCAAGCGCTAGAAGATGGCCGTATCGATTGCAAAGAACATGACGCGCTACAGACAAAGATTCAAGATGCCATGGTCGCGCTGCGCACGTTGAGCGTTCAAATCACTAAGCATTGTGAGGGGAAATAGCATGCCAGCCAATAATTGCCATAACTGCTCATATTGTAAAAGCGTCGCCGCCGTAGAAGTTACTGGTGACGAACACGCAATCAAGCGTGAGTTTGAGCGCATCGAGCGTACCAGTCAGTCCAAAAATAAAAGTGACACGCAAACAAAAAGCCCATCAGCGGTAACTGATGGGCTTTAGGCGTTTCTTCAAAGCAAAAACTAGATAAAGGAATACTACAATGAATATCCAAAATTTGCAAACAAATAATCAAACAATGAGCAGTCGTGAAATCGCTCAATTGTGCAATAAAGATCATCGTCACGTATTACGCGATATTGACGACTTGAATGCAACATATGAAGTAATGGCACTGCCCAAAGTTGGGCAGTCAGATTATATTGCTGATAACGGCCAAAGCTACCGCCAATTTTTACTAAGCAAAGAACAGACGATTGATCTAATAACCGGTTATCGCGCTGATATCCGCATACGCATCAACAGACGCTGGCAAGAACTTGAAGCCAACGCCAATTCACCAGTAATACCTCAATCGTTTGCTGATGCCCTGCAATTGGCCGCAGACCAAGCGCGCCAGCTTGAACTAGCCAAGCCTAAAATCAGTCACTATGACAATGTGGTTGAGCGTGCTGGCTTGTTGAATGCCACGCAAGTCGCTCAAAAGGTGCGTCTATCAGCCGTTGCGATGAATAAGATACTTGATGAGCTCGGCGTCTATAACAAGGCTGTGAAGCGTTCGCGTGTGTTCCAGCAATGGTTCATCGATAAAGGCTTGGGCGAAGTCAAACAGACTGATCAAGGTTTCTCACAAGCTATGTTTACCAAGCGCGGTGAAGCATGGATTATCGAGCGTTTGATTAGTGAGGGGGTAGCATAATATGCATTTTTATATGTTTAACCCTGCTGACTTCAACAATAGCGCACGCCACCTATCATTAGTTGAGCGTGCTATCTATCGTGACTTGATAGATATGTACTATCACAGCGAGCAAGCCATCGATACATCAGATATGGATAAGCTGGCACGTCGTCTGCTATGCACCAGTGAAGAGTATCGCGCATCATTGGAATACGTGCTTGATGAGTTCTTTGTAAAACGTGGTAAGCGTCATCATCATCACCGTATCGATAAAGAAATAAAAGCCTATCGTTACAAGAACCGTAACGCAGTTAGTAACGCAAGCGGTAACGCTGTAACGTTTGATGTAACGCAAGGTGTAACGCTCGGTAACGATGGTTGTAACGTTACGTGTAACGATGGTTGTAACGTTACGTGTAACGATGACGACACACCAATGACACCCGCAGAGCGTACTCGTAAGTCTCGCCAAGACCGTAAGTTAATGATTGATAGCCTTGCTAGTATAGGTGTGGCAGTAAATAAGAGTATTAAAGCGGCTGACCTAAGAGAGTTATATGCAACTCATGCTGACACTATTGCAAGTAACGTTGCAACCGATGTAACGGACACTGTAACGAATGGCGATGATGCGTGTAACGCTAGTAACGCAAAAAACGACGCTATAACTAGTAACCATGAACTATTAACCAATAACCATAAACCAGTTAGTGAGAGCGCACACACAAACACGGGCGAGGCGGTTGTGGATAATTTCAATCATGGTTCTGTGGATAACTCTACTGACAGCAATCAATCATCAGACAACCAATCAGCACCAGTTGCACCAGTAGTAATTCAACCATCAGCCAACCAGCCAGCAACCAAAGCTGACCAGATACGTGACCAACGTGCTGACGATATCGAAAACTGGGAAGCGCCAACCATTGACGAGATGCGCGGTGAGTTATTCAAAGCAGGCAAGATGATGCAACTCACTGAAGACCAGTACGCTTTGCACGTAGGGGATTTTAAGGCCCATTACGCTGAGCAGGCATTACTTGGTAAGCCGATCACCACTGAATCAAATCGTAAGGCTAAGTTGCGTAAATGGCTGGCGGGTGAAGTTGACAAGCAAGCAGCCAATCAAGCGCGTCAGGAAAAAGCCAAGGGCACGTTTAATATCGATAATGAGGATTGGGGCAACGGCGCTGGCACGTCGACTAGCAGTTACGACAGCGACTTACCTCCAGTATTTCACCCAAGCCACAGCCAACCAGTACAGTCCAAGCTCGATCCAAGCAAGTGCTGCATATTTAACGGTCTGCGCAAAGAGCCATTACCAAATATGGATATCGCTGAAACTTATGAATATATCAAACAGCAAAAGATGCCAGGCGAATCAGCTGATGAAACTTATGACAGAGTATTAACCCAAATGCAGGAGGCGGTATGAGAAACATCTACAACAAAAAGACAGTCCAACGATACGAGTTTATAGCAAGCAACACGGTACAGGTCTATTACACGGACGGCACTAAAGAAACCATGAGCCGCCAAACTTTCAATCAAATTGTTAAGGGGTAGAGCATGGCTGATTTCGATGGACACGCTCGTGGGCCTGTAAATCTCAACCAGCGTATTGAATTTAAGTTAAGCGCGCATGGGCAGAAGTTTCTTGATGAACACAATGCAAAAGTAAGAGCAAAAAGTAAGTTTTTGGAAGATTACAGCGCAACCAAGGTCGATGACGATGGTGTGCATAGTATGTTGCTTCATGAGGCGATGCGGGTTTTTGGAGGTGCATGTGTTCTTGGTTTTGATTCGCCATTTGAGCGTTGCACATTTACTTTAACGCGGTAAAAAATAAGGCTAAACAATGATATTAATCGGTATCGACACAGGCGTTAAGACAGGCTTTGCTCATAGCATCGACGGCGTACTGCAAGAAGTGTCTACTCAAAGCATTCTAAGCGCCCAAGATAAAGTTTATAAAACGTTTGAAGAAGCGCAAGCGTCGGATATTAAATTCGTCGTCTGCATTGAGGACGTGCGTAAGCGCACATGGGTAGATCCACGTATCGGCAAGGAGCGCATGAAAGGTGTGGGTTCGGTTGCACGTGATTGCTCAATCTGGCAGGAATTTTGCGAGCGCTACGATATTCCACACCTATTGGTTGCGCCGGCTAGCATTGATACTAAGCGCAGTGCCAAAGACTTTAAGATGATTACTGGCTGGCAGGGACGTACGTCTGAGCATAGCCGTGATGCTGGCATGCTTATATATAAATATCATCGATTGATTGAAAAAGGTGTGGTCGACGTGCCAGCGCCTAAGACGATCAAAACTAAAAAGGGGTAGTAAGATGGATTGGAAATATTGGCCAGAGTGTTTTCATGCGCTGCTAGCGATGATTTATAACGTGATATTGGTATTGGCTGTGTCATTCACTGTGCTTGAGATATATAAGCTATCAGACTCGCTTTTATCGTTACTTGGGTTTGCGGCATTGCTGATGGTTATGAAGCCAGGGTTTAAACGCGATTAAGGGGAATGCTAAGTGAGTATGAAAATTGATGCGCGCAGCGAATGGCTAGATAAGAAAGGCGATGTAATCCACGTATTGTCTGTAGATTATGAAAGCGGCTTGGTAACAATTGAATGGCCCAATCACAAGCAGCGCGGTACTAGGACTGTAAGTATTCAAAAGTTCCTTAGTCAAGTTAAGTCAGTTGATGCTAAGTCTGAGCCAGTAAAAGGAAAGACTAAGCCAGGTCAGTTTACTTTCGCAATCATTGATGAATTACCTAACAACTTTGGTAAGTCACCAAACCTGCAGTTATCAAACCAAGATTGGCTTGAGCGTGGCATGCATGCTAAGACAGTTAAGTTTAATATTGGTGCTGGCGGGCTGCCACCAGAAGTCAATTGGGAAGACCACTGCGCTGCTATTGCAATGATTGAGGACAAGCCTGCCAAGGCGCTGGCGAGTATACTACTATGGGGCAGTGATACTAACTGGGATTGGTCACGACAATTTGATGAAGTAGTGCAGCATTTAGCTGACAACATGGTTAAGCGCTGTAATAAAGATGGGCGAGTAGGGCCGCAGGCATGCCGTCACAGTCTGCACGAGCTGGCACGATTGATGGCGCGTATGGTATTACACTTCGAATTGTATGAGCTATGGGATATATACACAGTGAAAGGTCGGTTGCAGTTCTCAGGAATAGAAGTAAAGGCTAGCTCTTATACAACATTATGGGTACGGTACCAGCGTCAAATGATGGATGATCTTATCGATATGGTAAACACCGCCGATCAGTACGTCAGTAGCTATCGCATGCAGCTCAATAGAGTAGATGATAACGCTTGACGCACCGTGCCAGATTAGGGTAGTATTTGTCATACTGCTAAATGGTAACAGATAAAGCAGAACATAAAAGACGACAGCTTAATTGCTCTCGTCTTTTTTTATGCCTGATTGATTTAGCCACAGTCAGCACATGCCATAGAGACATCCGCTAGCAGGTGGCACTGCAAACCAAATCGAAGCACTCACTGATTGATGCGCGTTGCATGTGGCGTGTAGTCATCACGATGTGAGGGCGCTCTTTACCCACGTTAGAAATAGCGTGGGCTTTTTTATGCCTAACGTTTAGTGAGGTGTGATACCCATGAGATATGAATGCACAAGCGAGACGCTGTATATCAACTATCGCACAGGCGAAACGCTAGAGTATAGACACTCGAATCTAAGACTACTTACTGCTAGAGCCAACAATGGCAACAGTGAGGCTAAGAAGTATATGGCTTTGATTGAGCCAGACAATAAGAAATGGAAGCCAAAGCAATGCCGTCAACACCATGTAGAAGCCACCGCTGCCCAAACCTAGTCAAAAGCCGTGCAATGAAAGGATATTGTGATGAACATGCAGCACAAAGAGGTAGTTGGTCACGCAGACGCACAGGCAGCACAACCGAACGAGGTTACGGACACGCTTGGCAAAAGCTTCGCGAAGAAGTATTACAGCGTGATGGTTATCTTTGTGTCACTTGTAGCAAGTCAGGCAGGTACGTGCCAGCCAGTGACGTCGACCACATACTAAACAAGGCAAGCGGCGGCACGGACGCGCTGAGTAACTTACAATCGCTTTGTAAGAAGTGTCACCGCACGAAGACAGCCACCGAATAGGGGGAGGGCGGGGTAATCGTTCAGAGGGAGCGCCCCGCCTGACCGCGCCATACCTAGATTTTTACGACCGCGAAATTAAAAACTTAGGTCAAAGGCAAAAAATACAAATTTGGAGATTGAAATGGGTGGCGTTGCAATGGTGCCAGGTCGTGGACGCAAGCCAAAGCCCACGAAGCAAAAACAGCTGGCGGGCAATCCCGGCAAACGCGCACTGAATAATAACGAGCCTGAATTTACTAAGCTCACCAAGGTTGATGCGCCTACTTGGATGCCTGATTTAGCTATTGGTATGTGGGAAACCATCGTGCCCGATTTGTTGGCCAACGATATTTTGACGGTGCCAGATTTGCATAACGTCGAGTCATTTTGTATGGCATATTGTCGCTGGCGTGAAGCTGAGCAAGATATCAATGAGAACGGCATTACCATCCATACTGAAAAAACAGTGATCAAGAATCCAGCGGTGACGGTGGTCAATGAAGCCAAGCGCCAGATGGTACAGTTTGGTAGTTTGCTTGGGCTTGACCCTAGTAGTCGTCAGCGCTTAGTTGGTCCTAAAAAGAATGAAGGCAGCGGCAATCCATTTGCGGATTTATGATATAGTTACTATGTCGGATAGGGTAGCTCCCGAACGTGCGTTACGCTAACGCATTCCGACATCTAATTATTAGCGATTACAGAGCGAGTAATAATATGAGTAACAAGATAAAGTTTGAAGCAGGTGAGTACGAATTTGAAACCGGCATTACAGACAGTAAGGTTGTCGTTAATTGCAGCAAACCTTACACATCGGCCTATGAGTTTGGTTTTAAAATCAATCCTCAAAAAGCTAGAGAGTTAGCGCGATGGCTAAATCATTTTGCTGACAAATTAGATGAAAAGTAATTAATATAATATCAAGCACACAGCCACCTTCACGGTGGTTTTTTTACGCCTCAATAAAAGACAAGAAACTATGAAATGGCCCGTACTCGATATCCTAACGTCGCGAAAGCTGAAAAGTATGCGCGTGACGTTGTTGCGGGCAAAATCATTGCATGTAAGTGGGTAATACTCGCATGTCAGCGCCACCTTGATGACAAGAAAGCCAGTCGCTCAAAGGACTATCCATACAAGTTTGATGCTGCAAAAGCTGAAAAAATTGCTAAGTTTATCCAGTTATTGCCGCATACCAAGGGTAAGTGGGCGCAAAAACGGTTAAAGATTACGCTTGAGCCGTGGCAGTTATTTAGTATTTGCATCCCATTTGGTTGGATTAAGAAAAAAGATGGGTTGCGCCGCTATTCGCGAATGCTGATTTTTGTTCCTCGCAAAAATGGCAAGTCAATCATCGCGGCTGGTATCGGTCTTTATATGTTCGTCGCTGACGATGAATTTGGTGCAGAGGTCTACAGCGGAGCGACAACGGAAAAGCAAGCTTGGGAGGTTTTTCGCCCTGCCAAGCAGATGGTTGACCGCACGCCTGAGCTTAAAGAGTATTACGGCGTTGAGTCTAATGCGTCCAATATGAACGTCATGGCAGATGGTAGCCGATTTGAACCCGTCATCGGAAGCCCTGGTGATGGCTCAAGCCCGTCATGTGCACTGGTCGATGAATATCACGAGCACAAAGACAGCACGCTTTATGACACGATGGAAACGGGTATGGGGTCGCGTGAGCAGCCAATGATGGTGGTTATCACGACCGCCGGCAGCGGCATTGGTGGACCTTGTTATTTGCTTGTGCGTGATGCTCAAAAAATGCTTGAGGGCGCGCTTGATATGCCTGATCTTTGGGCAATGATTTATACCAAAGATGAAGAGGATGAGTGGACGAGCGAAATCGCGCTTAAAAAAGCCAATCCAAATTATGATATTTCGGTCGGTGCTGAGTTTTTAGCAGCTCGCAGCCGTGATGCTCAGCAATCGGCGCGTAAGCAAAACACTTTTAGAACAAAACATGTTAATGAGTTTGTCGGTGCCAAGTCTGCTTGGATGAATATGTCCAAGTGGAGTCTAGCGCCAAAGCGGTTGTCGCTTGAAGAGTTGCAAGGTCGTCCGTGTTATATCGGACTGGATTTGGCAACCAAGATTGACGTAGTAGCCAAAGTGATGGTATTCCCGCCTTACGGCGATGATCAGAATTATCATGTACATGGCAAATACTACATTCCTGAAGCGCGGCTCTATGAAGAAGGTGAGGTCAATAGTGAGCGCTACCAAGAGTGGGACAAGCTTGGACTCTTGACGGTAACTGAAGGTGAAGTTATCCAGTTTTCAGTCATTGAAGATGATATTCGTGATGATATGGAGACGCACGATGTCCAAGAAGTGGCCTATGACCCTTGGCAGGCGGCACAGCTTGCGCAGAACATGGAAAGCGATGGTGTGACCATGGTTGAGATACGCCATACAGTGCAGATGATATCTGAGCCTATGAAAGAGACGGAAGCACTAGTGTTGTCACAGCGCTGGGCGCACGGTGACTGTCCAATTATGACGTGGATGATATCGAACGTCGTAGCCACACTTGATAAAAAAGACAATATTTATCCCAACAAAGAGCGCTCAGAAAACAAAATTGATGGCCCCGTGGCTGCAATCATGGCGCTGGCGCGTGCGGTCGTGCATAACCAAGACGATGGCAGCTTAGACGACTTTTTACAGGACCCTATAATTGCATGAGTACATTAAATGACGTCGGCTGGTGGTCACGCTTTCGCGGCGCATGGCGCTCAGGCACTAACCGGTTAGATAAAGACAGCGAATCACTACCTTGGAACGGCAGTAGCACCGAGTCGGGCAACCGTGTCAGCGCAGATACATCATTGCGACTGGCGACGGTATGGGCATGTGTGCGCTTGCGTAGTGAGACTATTGCCTCCTTGCCGCTGCATCTGCGTGACAGTGATAAAAACATAGCGGTCAATCATCCACTTTATCGTATCTTGCACGACCAGCCGAATGCTGATATGACGGCCAGCGAGTTTTGGGAGGCGATGATTGCCAGTCTTGATTTATGGGGCAATGCGTATGCGCTTATCCATCGCAACACCAAAGGCGATGTGATCTCTCTCGATATCTTGGATCCTGAGTGCATGACGGTTCGCCGCAGCAAAACAGGCGCGATTGATTACATTTACGACAAGAAGTCTGACGATGGCAAATATCACGAAGACGATATTTTGCATATCAAGGGTTTTACGCTTGATGGTTTGGTGGGGTTGTCGCCCATACGGTACCAGTCGGATGTGATTGGCGCGCAGGTTGATGCCAATAATGCCGCCGGCGCTGAGTTTAAAAACAACCTCAAAGCGGGTGGGTTTTTAAAGACTGGTGAAAAAATACTAAATAAAGAGCAGCGCGACCGGCTAAAAGAAAACCTAGGGGTGTTTAGTCGCCCCGAAAATGCTGGTAAGTGGATGGTGCTTGAAGCGGGCATGGAACCTGCTAGTGCTGCCCATATCCGCATCAATCCCGCCGACGCTCAGCTGCTTGAGTCTCGCAACTTTGGTGTTGAAGAGATTTGCCGAACATTTAAAACACCGCCGCAGCTTATTTATCACTTAGACAAAGCATCGAGCTGGGCATCTAGTCTTGAGCAGATGAATCAGGGTTATTTGACTTACTCGCTACAGCCGACACTGGTGCGCATCGAGCAGACCATCGCCCGTAAGCTATTGTCACCCGCTGACCGCGCTAAGTACCGTCCTAAGTTTTCGGTGGAAGGTTTGCTGCGAGCAGACAGCCAAGGACGCGCTAGTTTTTACAGTACATTGGTGCAAAACGGCATCATGACTCGTAATGACGTCCGCGCGCTTGAAGATCTACCAGCGCATGCCGGTGCCGACCAGCTAACTGTACAACTTAACTTAACACCTATCGAGCTATTGGGGCGCAATGATGAGCAAACTAAAGACTAAAGCGATTGATTTCAACGTAAAAGCCATCGATGACGATGGCTTTTTTAGTGGCTACTGCAGCGTATTTGATGTTGAAGACAGTTATGGCGATGTCGTCAAGGCTGGCGCGTACACAGACACTATCAAAGCATGGGCTGACAAAGGCAAGATGCCGCCGATTCTATGGCAGCACAATCGTAGCGATGTCATTGGTGTATGGACCAAGCTCACGGAAGACGAAAAAGGCTTGTATGGTGAAGGTCGACTACTGGTCAAAGATGTTGCCAAGGCGCGTGAAGCGCATGCATTGATGAAGGCGGGCGCGATTGATGGTCTATCTATCGGCTATCGTGTGCAGAAATGGTCATATAACGAAGACGATGATGTGCTTGAGCTGCTAGCGATTGACTTAAAAGAAGTCAGTGTCGTGACGTTCCCCGCTAACGACGAAAGCCTTGTCGATAACATCAAATCTAAATTAGAAAAGGGCGATTTGCCCACATTATCCGAATTTGAGAAGTTCCTGCGTGATGCTGGTGGCTTTTCGAAATCGCAAGCGACTGCCATAGCTGGGCACGGTTTGCGATCACTGATTCAGGGCGAGCCTGAAGATACCAAAGCAGCTGACACCGATATGAGCGCTGCGCTCGATATCTTAAAAAGTATCAATGTATAAGGATTGGTTATGAAACCAGAAGATCAAGTTAAAGAGCTCGCCGCTGAGTTTAAAAAAGCGACTGATAAGGTTAATGAACTGGGTGATGAGCTCAAAGGTAAAATGTCACACGGCGAAAAAGGCCTTGAAGACTTAAAAAACCAAGTCGATGAAGCCTTGACTGCCATGAACGAGGCTAAAGCAAGCTACCAAGACCTTGAGCAAAAGCAAGCGCGCCGCGGTAATGATGATTCAGAGCAACAAAAATCGCTGGGTCGCCAGTTGTATGAAAGCGATCAGTTTAAGTCGTTTGTTGACAATCCTCGTGCTGGCGGACGCGCCACTTTGCAAGTTAAGGCGGACCTCACCAGTGCCACGACAGCTGCGCCCGGCTCTGCTGGTGCACTGACTACTGCTCAGCGCCAACCCGGTATTATTGCACCGCCTAATCAGGTATTGCGTATTCGTGACTTGATTGCCCCAGGCAGAACTGATAGCAACTCTATCGAGTATGTGCGCGAAACTGGCTTTACCAACAATGCTAAGGCGCAAGCAAAAGAAGGTGACTTAAAGGGTCAGTCTGACTTACAGTTTGATGACGAAACGGTACCAGTCCGTACGCTGGCGCACTTTATCAAAGCGTCTCGCCAAATCTTAGATGATGCGTCACAGCTTGAGTCTTACATTGGCCAGCGTCTATTGTATGGTTTGAAGCTAGTCGAAGACCGACAGTTGCTAAATGGCGATGGTTTGACGGGTAATCTAAAAGGCATTATCCCGCAAGCGACCGCGTTTGCCGACCCTGCGACACTTGCTACTTATACAATCATGGATCAGCTGCGCTTGGCAATGCTGCAAGCGGTACTCGCTGAATACCCTGCAAGCGGTCATGTACTAAACCCGATTGATTGGACTAAGATTGAGCTCACCAAAGACAACGATGGTCGCTATATCATTGGTCAGCCGCAAGGAACAGCAAGCCCAACCTTATGGGGCCTGCCTGTCGTCACCACTCAAGCAATGGGCACGGGTAAGTTCTTGACCGGCGCCTTTGACATGGCGGCGCAAGTGTTTGATCGTCAGCAATCATCAGTGGCGGTGGCCACTCAAAACGAAGATGACTTTGTGAAAAACAAAGTCACTATTCTTTGTGAAGAGCGTTTGGCGCTGGCGGTCTATCGTCCAGAGGCGTTTATTACTGGCACGCTATTGGCTAAAACCACGCCGTAGTCTTAATTGAAATCGCTTAACAAGGCCCCGCCATAGTGGTGGGGCTTTTTATTAAGCCAAAGCCAGTTTATCAAGCTGATTTTGTCTTACTAAAAGGAGCAGGTCATGAAATATACAGTCACTAAGCAACACTGGGGCGACAAGCAGTATTTTGAAGGCGATACGCGCGAAGTTAAGAATGATAACGATGCTAAAGAGCTTATGCGCATGGGGATGATTGAAGACTCTGAGGCTGCAAAGAAAGCATCTGATGCCGAAGAAAAAGCCGCCAAGGCCGAAGAAGAGACCACTGACAAAGAAGAAAAAGCAGCGCCAAAACCTAAAAACAAGGCTGAAAAAGAGCCTGCTAACAAAGCTGAGTAATCATTATGTCTATAGTCAGTATTGAAACCGCTATCCACCACTTGCGAGCGGATGCTGATGATAGTGTCGATATTCAGCACAAGCTAAATGCAGCACAAGAGATTGCTGAGCAGTTTATCGGCCGCCGTATCTATGCTGATGATGCTGAGCTGGATGCGGCTATCAATGCCAACGCTGTTGAAATGGATGCGCTGGTAAGTTTGCGAGTCGGTGCTTTATCGGGTGACGTCAACAGTCATGTCGTCAAAACTAAGCTTGAGCGCATTGAAAGCCAGATGTATGAGAAGCTAATGATAGCGCGGGGTATTGTGACCAATACTGCTATTGAAATTGCTATCTTGCTGATACTTGGCACGCTATATGAGCATCGCGAAGATGTGGTGGTCGGCACTAGTATTGTAAAGCTGCCTCGAGGCGCTGAGCACCATTTGCAGCCGTATCGAATCATGGGAGTGTAATATGGCTACAGTAATGAATTTAAGTATAAAGCAAGTGCCAGCCGTTAATGGTGCTATCGGCATTCAAACTCTAGCAGACGGCAAGCCATATAGTAGGCAAGGCGCTGCAATATACGACCATGATGATAACGGCTATCATGAAATAAGCGTAGGCGGCAAACTAGCTGTAATTATTAATGGTGAGTTGGATGAAAACGGTGTGATGCAAACACGTGGAGTGTGACATGCGAGCAGGGAAAATAAGACAGCGCATCAAAGTTTATAAGTCTGAGGGCGGCCGTTCGCCAACTGGCGCAGTATTGCCGGCTACTTGGGTGTTAAAACACACTCTATGGGCGTCTATTGAGCCGTTATCTGTTAAAGATATACTGACAGCACAAGCAGCGGGCAGTGAAATAGAAGCTCGCTGCATGCTACGCTACCGCGATGATATCGATAGCACTATGCAGATTGAACATCGAGGCACACGTTACGCTATCGATGGCGAACCAATGCCAGACAATCGAAGCGGGCGTGAATATATGACGCTGATGTTAAAGAGTGTGGGTGAGTAATTTGTGATATATTGATTAAGCAGGCTAAGTTACTGCCTGCAACTATATTAGCGATTACAAAGCGGGTAATAATAATATGAAAAAGATTATCACGGCATTAGCGTTAGCAATCACATTGGCAGGCTGTGACCAAGCAGTCGAAGCGCAAATGGATAGCACTTACGATAAAGTTTCTAGCGATATGGTCGCGCAGTACGATATAGCCAAAAAGCAAGGCGATGCTATGCAAACATGCGTACAAGCAGGCATGGTCAGTGCTGCTTATCTACAAGCTGAAGACGAAGCTAAGTACAATGAGTGGAAAGCAATAGAAAAAACAGACTGCAAGGCCGCAGGTATTGATAAATAGTATTAAACATATTCAAAAAAGTCACCTTAGTTGGTGGCTTTTTTTATGTCTAAAATTCAGAGGTTAGCCATGAGCATAGATTTTAGAGTAGAAGGGCTGGATGATCTCGAAAGGCAGTTCGACAGACTCATAGATACTTCCAAAAAAAAGGTCATGCAAAAAGCATTGAATGCTGGTATCGCGCCCATCAAGAAAGAAGCCAAGGCCAATGCGCCGGTAGATAAAGGCGTCCTTAAAAAATCGATACGTTCTAAACAAATGAAATATACAGAGAATCCAGCAGTTGGCATCTATGTGTCAGGCAAAGCCTTTTATTGGTACTTTATAGAAAACGGCACCAGCAAGATGGCAGCTGCCCCATTTCTGCGCCCAGCAGCAGACAGTAAGCACGAAGAGGCTGTGGATAAGTTTAAAGAAAAATGGAAAGCTGAGATTGATAAGGTAATGATCGGCTAAAAGGAATCTTCGATGAAAGCGAGTGAAGTGATATACAGCAACCTTGGGCCGCTATTTGATAGCAATGTATGGCCGCTTGTCAGACCAGAAGGTGAAAAAGGGCTGCCTTATTTAGTCTATACCGTACTTAATACCAACGCGACCAACGTAATATCAGGCTACACAGGGCGCGAAATGGCATATCTGCAACTGGATGTTTATCACAACAATTATGACGGCTGCGAGGATACTACCAATGAAATGATTCGAATACTCAACCAAAACGTAAAGCCCTTTCATTATGACAGCCGCCGATACATCTATGACGAAGAAGGCAAGCTATACCGCCAAAGTATCGAATGTCATATTTGGCAAACCAACAAACAAACCCCAACCCCATAGCAGCAGCTATATCAAAACAAGGAAATGATCATGGCCGTATCAACCGATGGCTTAGTAAATACCCAATATACATGGGAGATTGCTACTGATGACGTACCAACGTTTAATAAAGTAGAGTTTCTCAATAAAATGGATATGCCTAATCTACCCAAAACAGTGGTAGATGTAACCCCAAGTGATGCAACGCACACCATCAATGCGGTCGCAAACTTCCGCGAAACAGGTGAGTTGCCGTTTACGCTTTACTATATGCCGACAGATCCGCAGCACATAGCGCTTAAAGCTGCTTTCAATGCTGGTACCACATTTAAAAATAAGATTAAGTTTGTTGATGCTGCAGGCGAAGGTTTTGCGTTCGACGGCATGCTCAAAGAATTTAATCTGGTTGCTGAGCAAAAAGATATGCTAAAAGTCGAAGGCGTGTTGGTTATTAGCTCTGACGTTACGGCTGTTATTCCTTAGTACTAATACAAACCCACTAATAAAAAAGGCGTAAGAAGCTAAAAGCTCTGCGCCTTTTTTATTGCCCATAAATCATTTTTATAAATCATTCAAGGATAAAAACATGTCAAAGCCAGTCGCTAAAAAGAAAGTATTGAGCAAAGCGGATTTTATGCAGTTAAAAACCAGCGTCAAATCCATTGAGATTCCTGATCTTGGTGAAGTGTTTATCAAGGTAATGACTGCTGCTGAGCGTGAAGGCTTAGAGCGTCATATGCAAAAAGAATCAAAAAATAACGGCGTACGCGCAGTGATATTTATCTACTCGGTCTGTGATGAAAACGGCGTTTTAGAGTTTAACGATGACGACTTGGAAATGGTCAAAGGTTTTCCATCTGCCATTGTGTCAAAAGTATTCGACGCATCAAGCGACATCAACGCCCTGCAACCAGAGGCAAAAGAAGAAGCTGCAAAAAACTGATAGCCCACCCTCTACGTGCTTTTAAATTTCGGCTTGCTGCTCACCTGGGAAAAACAGTTGCCTGGATTGATGGCAATATGACATCAAAAGAGCTAACTGAGTGGCAAGCATTTTATGAGTATGTAGAGCCGTTCGGTGGGAAGTTTTTTGATATACAGTTTGCCACTTTGCGCAAGCAAAATTATGGCGGTGAGGAGCAACTAAGCGTTAATGACTTTATGCTGTTTGATTATAGCTTGCAAACGCCTGAACAAAAAGAACAGCAACGGATACAAGACGCCAAACAGCAAGCACAAGCTCAAGCAGCCGCGCTAAAAGACTTTTTTAAATCAAAAGTCAATCAGCAGAACAATCACAATTAATCATAGGGTGGCGATATGGCGTCGGTATTAAGTAGAATCCAAATCATTATGGAGGCTAACACAGCCAGATATAATAATGAGATGAGGCGGGCGCGTGAAAACTCAAGTACCACTTTTTCTGAGATAGGTAAAAGTGCCAGCAAAGCAGCTTTGGTTGTGGGCACAGCGCTGGCAGGCATGGGCGCCTTGTCCATAAAGACAGCCATGTCGTTTGAAAGCTCGATGGCTGAGATTGATAAAACCGTAGAGTTTACTTCAAGCAATGGCTTGGCAAATATGCGTAAAGAGCTGCAAGCACTGACAACACAGATACCGCAGACTTTTGAAGAGCTGGCCGCTGTTACCGCTACCGGCGGTCAGTTGGGTATTGCAGAAAAAGACTTGGTCCACTTCACCGAAGTCATGGCAAAGATGGGCGTTGCTTTTGATATACCAGCGCAGCAAGCCGCCGATAGTATGGCGAAAATCGCTAACGTATTTCAGATACCGATTGCCAATATTGACCGTCTGGGCGATGCGATTAATACGCTATCAAACAACACCCCTGCTACCGCCGCCCAGCTCATTGATTCACTACAACGTGTTGGCGGTGTCGCTAAAGTTTTTGGCTTGTCAGAGGACGCAACGTTAGGCTTGACCGGTGCATTGATTGCTATGGGTAAGCCTGCCGAGGTCGCATCAACTGCCGTTAACTCATTATTGACTACATTTTCAACGCTCGACAATGCTACAAAATCTCAAATACTTGGTTTTGAGAAACTAGGCTTAGATATGGACGAGTTTAGCAAACTTGTTGCTACTGATGGTAAGCAAGCAATCATTACTTATCTTGAGGCTATCAATAAGCTAGACGAATCTAAGCGGATTGGTACAAACGCTATGATCATCGGTAAAGAGTTTGGCGATGATATAACGATGCTCGCAGGCAGTGTCGGCGTACTAGAAAACAACTGGGAAATGCTTGGCGAGACTGTCAATACAACCAAGGATTACTTTGGCTCAATGGATATTGAGTTTGAGAAAATCAGCGCAACGTCTGCCAATAAAATGGTTCTAATCAAAAACAATATAGATGGCGTGGTCGCGAGTCTTGGCGATGCCTTTATACCTGCATTAAATGAATTACTGTTAAAGATGACCCCTATGGTCGCAATTGTCGGCACATGGGTGTCTGCTAATCCCGAATTGATACAACAAATCACCCTTGTTGGCGGATCATTAATTGGCACAGTGTTAGGTCTAAAGCTAGCAGTTGATGGGTTTACGGCAGCAAAGACTACTGTTGACGGCTTGAAGTTAGCCTACGCTGCATTAGGTACTACGATGGGCTTGACAGTGCTAGGCCTTGGCATATTGCTTGCGACTGGGGCCTTGGTTTATCAAAACTGGGATGAAATAAAACGTGTCGTTAGTGAGAATAAACCTGCTTTTATTGCGCTAGGCGTAGCAGTAAGTGCGCTTACAGTGGCTTTGATTGCAGCAAATGCGCCATTGATACTATTGAAAGTGCAGGCAGCCGCAGCAGCGGTGCAAGCAGGTGTGATGACTGTGGCAACCGCAAGTTGGTCAGTGGCGGCGGGTGTAGGCGCCGCAGCGACTTGGACTTTCAATGCTGCACTAGCTGTCTTAACCAGTCCAATCCTTGCGGTGGTTGCAGCTATTGCACTGATTACGGCCGGTGGCTATCTAGTCGTTAAAAACTGGGCTGCTATCAGTGCCGGGCTTAACGCTGAGTTTAATAAGATAAAAAGCTATGTCTTAAACACGGTTGCGACCATGCAAGCGGCTTGGGATAGAGGTGTGGCTAACACCCGCGGCGCAATTATTAATATCAAAAACACCATCGTGACTACGCTCAGAGAATTACCCGGTCGCATGCTGCAAGTCGGTAAAGATATCGTCAACGGTTTGATCAACGGCATTAAGCAAGGTGCAAGCGGTGTCGCTACAGCTATTGGCAGTATGGCATCAAGTGCAGTCGCTAAAGCTAAGAGCGTGCTGGATATTCGCTCGCCATCAAGAGTGATGAAAAAGGTCGGTGAGCAGACGGCTGAAGGTATGGCTGTCGGTATCAAGAAAGGCACTAAGCAAGTCGTGACTGAAGCGCAGCGAATGGCCCAGCAAGCTATACAAGCGGTCGAAGACGGTATCGATAGCTTTAGAAAACGCATTGCGTTGTTTGGTGATAGTAGCGAACTGTCGTCATTGCTATACGACATCAATGCGGGAAAATATAAAGGCGCTAGTAATGCGCGTATCGCTCAGCTAGTCAAAGAAGCTACAGCACTACATCAACTAGAAACACAATTAACCGCTACAAATGCGGTGCAAAAGCGTTTTGCAGCATGGGAAGATGAACGCGAGCGAATGCGCGCTAATGCGACAAAACTAATCCGCGGTCGGTTTGACCAGATAGGCAAGGATAGAATATCAAGCAGCAGCGCGCTAGATGGCGTGATGGGTGATATCCAGCAAGAAACCCCAATGGGTAAAATCCAGTCTGATTATGAAAAACGGATGGAGATTGTACGCCAGTTTGAAGCCTTGCACACTGACGAAGTGCAACGCGCTGCAGATGCGAGACTGGCTATCGAGCAATCTTATATGGACGCTAAACGTAATCTCATGTTAACGCAAGGTGAGGCGCTATTTGGTGACTTGGCAGGACTCACAAAATCGTTTGCCGGTGAGCAGAGCGGCATCTATCGTGCGGTGTTCGCGGTAGAGAAAATCTTTGCTATGGCGCAGTCTGCTATGGCTATTCAGGTGTCTATTGCCAAAGCGATGTCGGTTGGGTTTCCTGCTAATATCCCGCTTATCGGGCAAGCTGTTGCTCAGGGCGCTAAGATTGTTAGCAACATCAAATCAATTGCTATGCCCGTGGGCCAAGCGCATGATGGTATCGCAAACGTACCACGTGAAGGCACATGGGTACTTGATAAGAATGAGCGCGTAGTAAAAGCTGATGATAACAAAAAGTTAAGCCGCTTTTTGGATAACAGCGAAGGCAGCAAACCAAATGTCAACGTCAACGTTACCGTCACAATGGACGGAAACTCAAACGTCGAATCAAACAGCGCGTATGGCAAGCAAATCGGACAAGGAATAGCGGCTGTCGTCGTCAATGAAGTCAATAAGATGACCCGACCAAACGGCACGCTCGATAGATTGTACGCAAAACGCTAGTCACTCTAAACCCAAACCAACCATACGCCCACGCTAGCAATAACGTGGGCTTTTTTATGGGAAAAATCATGGCAATCAAAACTTTTAATTGGCAGATGGACATGGGCGCGACGGCTGACAAACAGTATCGCGTGAACAAGACGCAGTTTGGCGATGGTTACGCG